ATGGATTCCATGCAGATCAAGTCATCAGCAAGGATGATGAGGGCTATATGAACGTGCTAATATGATAGGGTAGTAGTGATAGTAGGATATAGGATTGATAGGGGGTGGTATAGCAGTATAGAATAGCATAGAGGAATAAGAATAGAGGAATTAGAGGGGTAAATATAACCATGAAAAGAGTGCAATGCACGCATCCTATAGAGCTGTAGACATGCAACCCTAGAAGACAATGAAATGATGATGATAAAACATACTATATAATATACTGTACTATCAATCAATCATTAATACCACTGCTTAAATTGGTATAGTCTGTACTCTATCAATGCTCGTAGCTTATCAACTCAAACAATAGACAATCCCTTTAGTATCAACGTGTTTCACTGATTTAGACCATTCCTGTATGTTTCTGGAAAATTATGATTTTTCGGAAAGATGTTGGTTGGTAAGCTACAGAATCCTTTAAAATAAAGGGTTTGTATATATACTAGGTATTTTTGGACTTTCACGCTCAGAGCGTTTGGGGCGTGTTATGTTTAGTCAAAATATTTTTGCAACCCTAACCTTATTGCAACCCTATATTTTTCTACAATTTTTAGCTATTGCAACCCAATATGTGATATAATAGTAACTGTCAATCAATACTAAATATTAGGAGGAATTATAAGATGATTGAACTACAGATAGCAGGTTTAAAAGCTAATATTGAAGCTAAATTGGAAGCTATTAGGATGAGTAACCCTTTATATTACCATCAGTTTAAGAGTAGGTATAATAAGTTACTGAAGACTTATAAGACTAATGACTACCTAGAAGATATGTGGGTAGAGTTAGAGGAATTACTAGGAGCTGTAGATGATGTATTAAGGGGGGCTGACTAATGGATAATAAGGTTGAAAAAGCTTGGGTACGTTTCTTTCCACAACAGAGTAAGTTTAATGGAATATCTACTAAAGGACATCACTTAGGTTGGGGTAAATATTTAGGTACTCTAGCTATTATGATTGACTACTTAAAGGCTTGTGGTCTTGATGAAGAGTATGAAAAGTACCGTTCTGTAGTTAAAGATAGATGGGATAGACATGATAGGCTTAGTTATAGAGAAATTGAAAAGATGAAGGGTGAAGTATTAAGTTTACTTCCTGTAGATGTTCAGAGGAAGTTTACATTTAAACCAGGAGTATATACTAAATAAGGGGGTGTTTAAGGTGTCTGAGAAGCTTTCTAAGGATGATGTACTAGCTATGGGTAGATATATACCACTTATGCTAGAAGACTTACGAGAAGAGAAATCAGAGCGTTATATGCAGTTACAAGTTAAGTGGGACATGTATAACAAGAATGGATGTATGGGTTATGACATCACTAATTTGTATTTGTTGTGTAAGGAACAGCTTAGTGATGCTAAAAAGGTTAAGTATCCATAAATTATTGTTGACACTGTAGCTTAGATGGTTTATACTACATGTGTAGGCGATAATGTTGAAAATTCATATTAGTTTACTCCATAGAATTAAAACTTTGTGATGGGAATAAGGGATGTTACTTGACATCTCTTTTTCTTATGCTATAATTAACTTACGGTAGTTGAAGGAAAGCCATTTTAAATGCCTTTAAGTTAATTTTTCTGTTGAATTGGGTTTAAGTATTGACTTAGACCCTTTTTTGATGTATTATACTTATATGCACTAGACATAGTGCAAATATAAAGTAGAAGTGATGGTTTAAGCATCAACACTGGCATTTTATATCAACTTTAATATCTATTCTTGATAATAAAGTCTCCTTATTTTTCATGATAAAAAGTACAGACATCCAACACTGTGCTTTTTTTGTATTTAAGTGTTGACTTATTTAAAGTTATAGGTTATACTATATAATGTTCACGTTATAGAAAGCACATTTTGGATTGAATGTGCTTTTTTTTTGTGTTTTCTATTGCTTTTTATAAATTTATGTTTTATAATTGTTAGTAGAATTTAAAATTTAATAGAGATTGAGCTACAGAGCTCAGAGGTTTGTTTAAGCACTTAACAATTTACCTTCAAGTAGGCTTGGAAAAATTGGTGACGGAGGTTTGCTACTGCTCCGTATCAGAGACACTGTAGCTAAGGAAGAATAAACTCAATAGAGAATAAGCTATGATGCCTAAGTTGTAACAGCAACAAAGGAATAACATGATAGTGAATATCTAAAGAGCTTCTTCCAGCGACTTGTGGCAACAAGTTAAGGGAATTAACCCAATAAAGTTACCTCTAAAGGTGTGTCAAAAGCACTCTCCACAATGTGGATATGACAGGTAATGAAATGCTATAACGTGAACGTAGGCAAGGTGGGCAGGCTAAGTTATTACTTAGTATGAGCAGTCTCTCCGACTGGACACTACTGTTGATAGTGGTTTAGGGAACTAATCCCAACCTAATTAATCAGATAGGTCGTCTGCTCTCAGAAATAGGTTTGTAGTTTACAGATATAATGATATAAGAAGTCTGTATTCCCTATTCTCACCCCAAGTAATTACAAGCTTTTTGTTGGGGGGGGGATTTTCTTACTATCATTAGTCAGTTTCAGTGTCAGTATTAGTATCATTAACCGTAACATTCATTGGTCTTGCAAGTCTTCAGACCAATTCAGTTACTCTCAGAGCTTGCTCCCCAAGCAAAGCTCTGAGCAAATAAATAATAATTAATAATTACTGTAGCTTATCAAATAACCCTTGTAGTTTATCAATAAGTAATTCTAAGTTCTTCGAGTACAGACATGCAAGCACGTCTGTAGCTCTCAATCACTAAGAATTACTAAATAATTATTGACAAATAGAATAATATACTATATAATTACTGTATGTCCTAAAGGGTTCATAACTTTTCCTATTCCTAGAGTAACTTTTGTTACTCAATGCCCTTATAGTCAAGTGGTCTAAGACACAGCTCTGCAAAAGCTTTATCGTCGGTTCGAATCCGACTAGGGGCTGAGAAGGAAGGAAAGCTACAGTAATTGTAACCAACCGATAGCAAGGAGCTAGATATAGCAAACTACTCACAAATTGCTCATTTTGTTTTATTTAGTTCCTTGGTATTGGTTGATTTTTACGTTGTAATTCCTTTCTAGATTCCATATCCCTGGAAAGGGGTATGGTTTTTATTTTAGGTTCTATGGTGTAACGGATAACACAGAGGTCTTCTAAACCTCTACTCCAGGTTCGATTCCTGGTGGAACTATTGTATTTCAAGTAAAAAGGGGTTTACTTATGAAAGATGAAATTAAATTAGCTATTGAAGGTAAGGATAGAGACTACTTTCTTAGTAAAGGTATTCCCTTTCCTAAATATTGGTATGGTCACTCAGACCTTCCAAAATCAAAGAAGAAAAATAGAGCTTATTCTACAGAAATGAGAGCTTTATCTGAAATGTCTCTAGACCAATTAGAGGTAGTAGAGATGTTTTGGGGTATTGCCCCTCTTGTAGTTAATAAAGTCAAAAAATTAGATGTGGAATTTGTAGAAAATATTCCAGTACCTACAGCTACAAGGGTTAACGCTTTAGTTCAAACTAAATTATCTATGATTAGTTCAGATGAACGTAAAGAGTGGGCTGATAGGGTTGAAGGTAAAGCAGTATCTAGAGAAGTATCTATGGCTCTAGTTACTGATGATAGTGATAATACTGCATCAGCTACAAGGGAGCTTATCCTAGATAAGTTTGATGAGCTAGGCAATATATGGGCAGATTATGGTAAAGGTTCTAAAGAAGAACAGAAAGAACTTGAACATGATGAGGTATTGAGACTAGAAGAGGGAACAGATGGGGAAACTGAGGGATAGACTTGTACTAAAACTTGGTGAAGTCCATCCTAAAAGTGAATTATTACCCTGGTTAAAGGGGTATATACCACATCCAGACTCTTATATTAGAAACTCAATACCTATTGAGAAAAGACTCCACTATGCAAAGCTAGGTTATACTGAGTTCCTTGCTGAAATGAATATAGAACTCAACTTTGACCAGGCTTTAGCTATTGGAGCTTTAATATCTGGTGACTATCATACTGGTTACATGATTGAACCTCCTAGGTTTGGTAAATCCTTTATCATGGGAGCTTTAGCTAACTATTTAGCCATGCATAGCTACAGCGTGTCTGTAGTTGCATCTAAGTCTTCTAGAACAGCCAAAGTAATGGAACACGCTAGAAGGCATCTAAGAGGGGCTAGTATCGACATGAAGAATATGTTGGTAGAAGAGTCCAAGGCATCAATTAGCAAGGCTGACAAGCTCCTAGGACGGTCTGAGACTGCTTATAGTAAGTCAAGGATTGTCTTTAAGAATGGTAACAAGATTGATACTAAATCTACAGGGGATACTTTCTCTAGTATGGACTCAGATGAAAACATTGGTGAAGGTTCTCATGTTCTTATTGATGAGATGGACTTTATCTCAGAACGTGCCTTAACAGAGCTTGGTAGACGTGAATTTGAAAGAGATGATGGTGAATCACTTATCCTTTTTGGTATTAGTAACCCTCGTTTCTTAAACCACTTCCATGAATCTGTTACTAACCCTAATTTGAAGGATGATGAGTTTGTTATTTGGGGTAACATAGTTACCTCAATGGAATCAGACTCAATTAAAATGACTCCTGAAGAGGTACTTGCTTCTGACTTTGCTAGAACTGAAGAGTCTATCAGAATCAACTTACTTTGTGAGTATGATGAAAATAGCTCAGAGTTCTTCAATGCTCCAATGATTGTAGCTCCTAGACATGACATTAGTAGCATCTCACCACGCACTATATCAGCTCTAGGAATTGACTCAGCCTATAAAGGTTCTGATGGTATTACACTTGCACTGTCTATGTATGACACCCAAGAGGATGCCCTTGTAAGGGTTACTGATACCATCAACTTAAGACCTGATGAATGGTCTGATGCAAGGTCTACAAGAGAGATTGTAGATGGTATAGAGCGTGTAGTTATGCAGTATAATGTTGTATCACTTGCTATTGATACAGGTCAAGGTTCTCACTTGATTGTTGAGATGATGAACAGACCATCTTTTGATAGGGTAACTATATATCCTATTGACTTTGGTGGAAGACCTACACCTGAGAAGGTAGCAAGTCATGTAGATACTGCATTGATGGCTAGAAATAGAAGAGCAGAGATGCACTTAGTCCTAAGACAGCTTATGCAAGAGAATAAAGTTGTGTTTGCTTCTGAAATTAAGGAAACTCTATTGACTCAGATGAGAGCTATACAGCTTAAAAACAAAGAGCTTGATAAAGTTACCCTAATTGGTAAAGATGTTATCAGACAAGTGCTTAAAAGGTCTCCTGATGACCTAGATGCTGTTATTCTAGCTGTTCATGCCCTTGAATTATATATATTAGGTGTAGAAGGAGGTAATTAGTGGAAATTGATAGAAAAACTGGCTATGAACTCCTTATTAAAGACAATATAGGGATTCCTTCACAGCTAAATGAGATGGATAATACACTTACCTATGAACAAGTGCAATACTTGGTAACAAATATGCCTGGTATTAACACTATTCTAGAAGGTATTGTTGACTACATCTTTGCAGGTGATATGGAGCTTGTTAAGGATGAAGATAGCTCTATTGAGGGTGAAACTCTCAGAGATATGCTAGATTCCCAAAATATCCAAGGAATTACAGTTATGGACATGTTTAAACAGCTCACAAGAGAGCTATTTGAGCAAGGTGCTGTAGGTGTAAGGAAGATTCCTGCTAAACAAGCCCACAATGGTCATAAAGATAGTATTATGATTGTTCCTAAGAACTCTTATGACATCATTTTCAGAGAATCTGAAGAAATTCCACTTGTTTACATGCCTTTTATCTACACTCTAAGACGGTATCATGGCTTAAATCGCAAGAATACCTGGATAAGGGCTTCTGAAGAAGTGGTAGATGATAGGTTTTACATTGATGATGATGGTAATATTGTCTCAAATGACAAGGATTCTGTAGCTTTAACCTCAGAAGACTTCACAAATATCACTATGGATGGCTCATTCATTGGTGTTAGTCCATTTGAGAATGATAAAAAGCGTACCCATCTTATCTTACAGCTTCTAGATTACTTTATTCATGACTTTCAACGTAATGGTGTTGGTACATTGGCATTTAAACACAATGAATCAATGCTTGCTAAGATGAAGAATGATGGAAATCCTTCAACATCAGCTAAAATCTTTGATACAAGTAATTCTAACGCTGTATTCAATGAGGATGTCAGAAAAGACAACGTAAAATCACTAGCAGATATGCTTGCTAATGTAGAATATAATGATTCAATCATTTATTCAGACATCTTCAGTGATATGGAACAGTTGACTAGGGATTCTAAACCTAGTGATTACCTAAATCTCTTATCAATCCATGCTACACGCTTCTCTTGTCAAATTTATGGTGTTTCACCACAGGTATTTGACTTGGATGCAGGTACAGGGAATATCGGTAAGGATGAAGTCATTAAAACATTCATCATTCACAAGGTTATTCCTTGGAGAGATAAGATTGCAGTCAAGCTTACTGAGGTAATCAGGCTCATGGGTTATGAAGGTTATACCTTTAGATTCAAAAACCAAGAAACTAAAGATTACTATGACTATGAAAAAGATAATTTCATGTCTCAGACTTTTGAACGTATCCATGAAGCAGGATATACTGATGAAGCTAAAGATAAGGTACTAGACAATAGTACTCATTATTGTCAACATTGTCAGCAGACTAAGTCGTGTAGGTCTTTGAAATATTTTGATAATTTAGCTAGAAAGAACATGCTAAATATTAAGTCGGCTTATAAGAAAAATCCATGTAATGATCTTTATGATGATGAGCATGATTCTTATATTTCTTTAGTAAGTTTGAGCGATTTCAAAGAAGATTATAGTCAATATATACAGAATGCCAAAGACAAAAGAGAACGATTAGATGAGTTCAATATAGCTAAGAGGATGTAATAAACAATCCTTGTAGATAATTCTGCTATTGAGATAAGTTCAACTTTTTAAGAGCCGAAAGGCTCTTTTTTCATCCTCTCATTCTCCTGTGATAACTTTTCCAAATTCCCTCTGATATACTTTTTTCAACTTTAAAAAATCCAACTAAGATTTTTCTCTGGGGGTTTGGGGGCAGAGTCACCAAGTTATCTTATCGTTAGCTGTCAAAACTGGAAGGTTTTAGTCAGCTGGCGATATGATTTTTGGGATATTGTGGACACAATATCTGAGCTCGCAAAGCCTTA